CTCTATAAAATCGTCGGCAGAAAAGTCTACCATGTCAGCTTTAATTTGAGGAGTTAGCTTAGTAGTGGATATAAAGTCCGAAGCTACTGTTCCGTCAAATGCTGATGTATTATAAATTCCTGTGATGTCTGGCATTATACTATTATCTCCAATACTTGAGGTTCTGATAAATCTTCTTTGATTCTAAATAACACCCTAACATAAATTTGATTATATCCTGAGGCTCTATTAGATTCATCCCATTCGATAGATACAGTTTCTAGGTCTACTCTGGGCTCATATTCTAAAATAGCAGTTTCAATATCTGCTCTAAGTGTATTTTTAAGTTCGTCGTCGAAAGGTTCAAAAACTGCTTTTCGTAGATTAGTTCCAAATTCAGGGTTCATTGCTCTTTCCCCTTTCCCTGTTAATAATAACTGCTTCATCCCAGACATTATGGTTTCTGCTCCTTCAGAACGGGTAAAAAATCCTCCCAATCCCTCAATAACGGGAAAAGCTACTCCGTTCATCTTTTTCGATACTGAAGTAGTAATTAGGGTGATGTCTTCGTTGTTAGTTGTCATTATATTTGAATATTTTTAAAGAATCCTTTTTGGAAGGAATAATTCTTTCTAATCTCTGTATTAGATAGGGCTCTTGAGTATAACTTAAAACTTCCAATGTACCCACCTAACCCGCTTACCGGTTTAGTGGCAGATGTGCCTCCTAAGCCTGCTATTTGATGTTGAGTGTCAGTAGGACCTCCATAATAAGTATTTGTATTATATCCTAGGAATCCAGGGTCATAAGTGCTTTTACCTACTGCTCTACCTATACCATCGGAGAATCCTCCTCCTAAAATCCAAGGAGTAAATCCAAGACCTAGGTTTCCTACTACTGGACCGGTCTTGTCTTCATTTTGCCAGCTTCCGGCAAAATCATAAGTACCATCCTCGGCTTTCGTAACAGAAGGTACTTGAGGTAACTGTCCCGCAGATAAGTCGAATACTGTAGAGAGGGTTGAGGATTTTAAAAGCTCAGCGTCAAAGTAAAGATTTAACTCATCTTTATCAAAATCAAATACCACAGACACTTGAACAAATCCTGCACTAACATCAGTTATAGATATACCGTTTACTGAAACTGTGCTAGCACAAGTGGTTCCTAACTCGCTAAGAGATGTATCAACTATAACTCCCGCAGATACATCCATGGATTCTGCTATACAGATACTATGACCAAAGTCTCCACTATTATGGTTCTGTGAAACAGTAGGGAATACTCCAAACTCTAATCCACTAGTTCCTATAGCTCCTCCTTTATCTCTGAAACCTATTATCATACCATGGACTTTCTTAGGGTCGGTAAGACCGCTATCTAAAGTTTTCCTATTGGCGTAAATATCTCCTTGGTTTGTTCCATCAGGTGCGTTTCCTCCTGAGTTTTCACATGCAGCGAGAACTCTATAACGGTGAGTGGCGGTCATGGTTAGACTAGGAACGTGTACCCAGCAATCAAAAGTTACTCCACCTCCTTTTTTGGTCTCTGAGTCATATGCTGCATTTGCAGGGTAGAATAAATTATCAAGCTCTTGAGTGTCTAATGATATCTCTGTACCATCAGGTTTGAAATTACTAGGAAGCCTAACATATGAAGTAGATGTTCCCGCTGCAGTACCATTTAATTTAGGAATTCCTAATCCTTTGTCAAAAACTTCTTCAATGGTCGGTCCTACTAACTGAGCATCTAGTTTTCCTCCAGCGTCTGGTGCGAAATTATCCACATTAAAAGTATTGGAAGACGCGTCTGTAACTTTTGGTTGTAAGAAATTATAACCTATTAGTAAACCGTCAGTGACTATGGAATCGGTTAGAGATTGAACTATTCCAGGATTGTCTGTGCCAGTT